CTGTCGGCTTCTCTGTCCCTGTGGCTTGTCTTGTCATACGCTGTAGGGTTGAGTATGGGTGCATCTCAAACGAAGCCACACAAACCTTAAAGTTCTGCTGCACGATAGAGTTAATCACTTGGCCCACTAGCTGACTCTTACCATGGCCGTTAATCCCCGACCATAAGCTAACCTCACCTAGACGCATCCTAAACTGATCAAAAGTCTTATCCCATGGCAGCTTGACACCTTGCATTTGCTCGTCTTTATAGAAGTAGTCTATAACTTCTGACTGATACTGACTAGCGTTCTTAACATTAGCCTTGTCTTCTTCCCTGGCTTTCATAAAGCCTTCAAAGTCAAC